CTATAACCAATTAATACAAGTACTATAACTAATAATAAATTTTGTTTATTCTGTAACATCTCTTTCTCCTTTGTGTTTATCTAGTCTGTCCAATATCTGAACTGCTAATTCATTTTTTACTAAACCTACCATTGAGGCATTTTTTAAAATAGAAATTAACTGGAACACTAAGAAGGGAGCCATAATAGTCTCGCTTAACCAAGCTGTTCCAGTAAATCCTTTTTCTATTGATAAGATAGCTGATAGCATTACTACCCAAAAGCCAAATGTTTTTAATACGCTTAATGCTTTAAAAGTCTGAAAACCTTCTCTCTTAACTCCTGCCCATATCCCGAAGAAGCCATCAGCGAATACAACCAATCCTACTGAAAGGTATTGTTCGATGTTATCTGCTGTTAGGTGCATAAAATATGTACCAATAAATGCTAATGCTGTAGTCAATGATAGTGTGATTAGTAGTGAAGTTTTCATCTTATATTTACCTATTTAACGTATTCGTAATATTTTTTAGTTTTCTCAGAACGATCTGCTAAACCATGAGTACCGCCGTTAATTCTTTTTGTAAGAGCTAGGATTGAAGCATCGTTCACTCCTTGGTCACATATTGACCATAATTTATTTTTATCAAAAAAGAACATTGCTGATTCAAAAGAGTAAGTAGTTGCTACTAGATCTGGATTGGTCATGATTTCTGGCTTTTTCAAATAATCTGAAAATGCTTTGTAGTTTTCTTTTCCTGTCAATTGAAGAGCTCCTCTTCCTCTGAATTTGTATCCATCTCCTGAAGCTTCTGCTCCATTACCCATTCTTGATCCGTAAACTCTATTGGCAATCTTTTCAGGATTACGAGCGTATAGTTCATTTAAGTTACCTGGAAAGTATTTTCCGAAGATACCTTTTAATCCATCTCCTGAGTAGTTTAAATTTTCTGCAAATGCTTTAAACCCTCCTGTTTCGTGTGCTGTTTGTGCAAAAAAATGTGCTGCTCTAACTGGAGTCAATTTATAAAACTCCATTGCTTTTTTCATTGTTCCTGGACCAAAAGCACCATCGGCTGTTACTCCTACTTTTTCTTGTAAACTTTTTAAGCTCATAATCTAATTTTTATTCTTCGTTGTTTGATTTACCTCCGTTTTTCATTGCTGCAAATTTCTCCAATACATCTGGAAGGAATGAACCTAATGTGATGTACATGAATGCATCAAAGATGTACTCGTTTAATTCTAAAGCTTTACCCATGTAACCTGTTACAAGGTCTACTGCAATGGCAATAACCATTACCATGAATGACATGAATCCAATTACAACCTTTTCATTGTAATCATTTGATTTTTTAAAGATACTGAAAAATCCCATAAAATATTTTTTTAAGTTAGTTAGGACGTAACTAATTGGTAGTAACAAAATTTTCATAGTAACTCTTTGATATAAATAGCACAAAAAAAAGAGGCACGAGGCCTCTTTGAAGTTTAAGTAAAGTCTGGTTTATTCCTCAGAATTCAACCCTTTTAATTCCTTTGGAAGAAATTCTGTGTTGACATGGCCGCAGGCCTTGCACGCAAATACCGGAATAGGCATGTAGGTTGTTTGACCTGTACCTGTAAGTATTCCCGATGCTTTTCTAATATGAAGAGCTTCTTCAAAGAAAGTCTTTCCACATTTTTCGCATTCTACCGGAAGTGTTTGATCAATCGATAGATTCATTCTTGGTTGTTGTTCCATTTTAGTTTTGTTTTGCATTGCATAATTCATCTACCTTTGTAGCATCTGCTGCTATTTGAAAGACAGTGGCCGGTGAAAGGTTTGGACCCTCCTTTGATACTTCTAACACTTTTGATAAAAGGTGCTTGGTGAGAGAGGTGTGTTCACTTGCCTGTAGAATTTCTACAATAATGGCCACGCTTCTTTGCTGTTCTGTATTTTCAACAAAGGTAGGCTTCTCTCTTAATTCCTCGTACTTGGCTCTTGAATCTGACATTATGATTTCCCCTTAGGAGCTTTTGGATAATACTTTCTTTTTTTCTTAGGCTTGGTTGATTCCACTACTGCTTCAACGTTTACTGTTGTAGTGTCTGGTGTTACTTGGGCAATCTCTACTACTTTCTCTACAACCTCTGGTGTTATTTCTACTACCTTTTCTTTCTTAAGAGCTTTCTTTACTGTAACTGGACGTAGGTCTTTGTTATACAATTCTTTAGATAACTGTACTAACTCTTGAGCTTCCTCGTTGTTATCGAAGTCTGTTTTAAATTCTTTTAAGGTTTTTGTACCTTTTTGCACATTGTATGCAATGAATAGAGCTATTGCTGTGATAGCTACTACTAGAATAAATGATGTTAAAATTGTCATATGTTTGTTAATTGGTTAATTTTGCGCGTGACACCTTCGGTGAGGAGGTTTTGACGCCCCCTCCCCTCTCGGTCCCTTCTTATTTACTCTCTGCTGTTGAAGCTTTTCTATAATCGGTGATTAATTTCTTAACCTCTCCAATAGATTTTCTTGCTCCTGCTTGTGATTTTTTAGTAGTTCCGTTATGGCTTGCTACAAAACTCTGATACAATTCATCGATTTGTTCGAATAATTCTTGCTTGTTCATTTTTATTTGTTTTTGATTAGTATTACATAAACTGAGAAGGATCAATCTCTTCTTGTTTACTTTTTTCTTTTATAGTTGTGATTACACATTCTGTGATTAACATTGTTCCTGCAACTGATGCTGCATTCTCTAAAGCTAGTCTTGTTACTTTAGTTGGATCAATAATACCTTCTGTTAGCATATCAACATACTCTCCAACTCTTGGATTAAATCCTTGCCATTTATCTCCTGCAAGTAAAGTCTCTTCTCTGCTTTCAATTACTTCTTGAGTCTCTCCTGCATTTAATAAGATTTGTTCGAATGGCTTTCTAATTGCTCTCATTACAATGTCAAATCCTTTTTCTTGATCTGGATGAGAAGCTACTAATGGATTCTCTCTTAAGTGAAAAGATGCATTTAGTAAAGCGATTCCTCCACCTGGAAGTATTCCTTCTTGTAAAGCTGCTTTAGTTGCATGAAGAGCATCGTCAACTCTATCTTTCTTCTCTCTCATCTCCACTTCTGTATGACCTCCAACATGAATCATAGCTACTCCTCCAATAAGTTTTGCTAATCTGTCTTGTAAGATTTCAATCTCATAAGGTGAAACTGTATTCTCGATTTGTTCTTTTAACTCTTCGATTCTTTTTGTAATAGCTTCTTCAGTTCCCTTACCATCTACAATGGTAGTATCATCTTTACCTACTGTTACTTTTCTTGAATTACCAAACCATTGTAAATCGAATTTGTCTAGCTTCATTCCTTTCTCCTCAGATACAACTGTACCTCCTGTTAGAGCTGCAATGTCTTCAAGCATAGCTTTCTTCTTGTCTCCAAATTCAGGAGCTTTAACTGCTACTACTCTAAGAATTCCTCTCATCTTATTTACAACAAGTGTTGATAAAGCCTCTCCGTCAATATCATCTGCAATGATAAGTAAGTCTTTATTTTGTTGTGATACTGATTCCAATAGTGGAAGCATCTCTTTGATATTCATCAATCTTTTATCTGTGATAAGGATTAAAGGATTGTTCAATACTGAAGTCATAGTATTGTTATCTGTAACGAAGTATGGAGATTTATATCCTCTATTAAATTGCATACCCTCTACAGTTTCTAAATAAGTCTCTCCTGTTTTAGATTCTTCGATAGTCACTAATCCATCTCTACCAACTTTCTCCATTGCTGTTGCAATAAGATTTCCTACCTCTGGATCATTGTTACCTGAGATTGTTGCTACTTGTTTGATTTGCTCTTCGTCGGTTACTTCTTTTGAGTAATCCTCTCTAAGGTATTTGATTACTTCTTTAGTAGCAATATCAATTCCTCTTTTAATTTCTACTGCATTTGAATTTTCTAGTTCAGATAATCCCTGACTATAAATTTCTCTTGCAAGTAATGTTGCTGTAGTAGTTCCATCTCCAGCCAATCTAGCTGATTCGATTGCTACTTGCTTTACAGCTTGTGCTCCAGTATTTTCAATTGGATCTTCTAATTCTACTTCTTTGGCTACTGTTACACCATCTTTTGTTGATGTTGGATTACCTCCTTGTTGTTGAATAAATACATTTCTACCTGATGGTCCTAATGTACTTACAACTGCATCTGCTAACTGATTTACTCCTGAAAGTAATTTTTCTCTTGCTTCTGATCCGAAACTAATTTGCTTGCTCATAACTATTCTTGTGCTTCTTTAATTGTTGCTAAAATTTCTCTATCTGGTAGTAAGAAGTATTCTTGTCCGTCGAAGTCAATACGAATTGTTCCCACTTTTGGAATCAATACAATATCTCCTATCTTGGCCTCTACTCTGATAAATTGTCCAAATTCAGACTGGCGTCCTGGACCTACGGAAACTACTTCACCCATCTCAGGCTTTTCTTTTCCCATATCCGGAATAATAATACTTCCGAATCTTTCTTCTCCTGATTCTACAGGCTTAACAATAACTCTGTCGCTGTTTGCTGATAACTCTTTTGACATAAACTGATTTTAATTTATAACTTATTTTATTAATATATGAATAAATATCTAAGGAAACAACTTCTAATGACCTTCTGCAAAGTTATTTGCTATTTGTGGTGGTGCCTTTAGAGTTACTCCTGGAAGTTGTGTTGTTAGTTCCATTAGCTCTTTTACATAAGGCATAAACATTTCTGCTTGATCTTCTCTAATGTTTATGATAAGTTGATCATGAATCTGTGCCTGTACTCTAGCATCTATTCCTAACTCTTTTGCCTTTCTGTTGATCTGTACTGCTGCTCTATTTACAACCGCCGCTGCTAGTGACTGTAGCTGATAATTCAAGCAGTTGTTCAATCCATTTCGATAATCTCTATACATCTGCATTACAGGCTCTTTTCCGTATTGATTCTCTAGACTCTTTCTAAATCTCCAATCCAATACTTGATCTCCAAATTTCTCAAAGATAAGTTTTACTTTTGGTAAGTGTCTGATTCGTCCTACTTTATTTTGGATATACCCATGTTGTTTTACTTGCTCTCTAGAATTAACTCTCCACTCTTTTAATTGAGGAAAACCATCTAGGTAACCTGCTACAAGAGTATCAGCTTCTTTCTGAGATATATCTAGAGTTTTAGCCAATGCGTATGCTTCCATTCCGTATGCAATTCCTAATGAATAAGCCTTTGCTTGATTTCTTTTTACTGGATCTAACTTCTTTAAGAAGATAGGAGATTTAGTATCAGGTGAAACACCATTTGGATACTTTACTTTATCTTGATCTAGCTTCTCAGTTCTTATGGCAACAGTAGAATAAAAATCCCATCCGTTGTTAAAGATCTCTTGAAGATTAATATCACCTGCTACAGAAGCAAAGCAGTGAGGTTCTAGAGAAGTATAATCATTATCGATTAACTTTCTTCCTTCTCCTGCAATTAAGAACTCTCTTACTACATTTGTATATTTTACAAGTAGCGGGGTATCTTCTCCTTCTTCTTTAGGCTTTGGTAATTGCTGAGCATCTGAACCATATCGTCCTGAAACTGTACCATGCTGCTTGTAATAGAAATAGTACCTTCCATCCTCTTGACCGTCTAGGAATCTATCGATGTAGGTTGATTTAATCTTTAGTAACTTATTATATGTTCTAAGATTATTTGCCCATTCATATGTCTTGGCTAGTTCCTCTAACATATCCATATCGAATTGATCTTGACCTTTTTTAGTCTGAGTAAGAGGTTTAATTCCCATGTACTTGAATGCAATCTCACCT